TCACTTACTATCTGTTGCATTTCTGCCTTCTCATCAACTAACTCACTATTCTCTGCCTCTAAGGTAGCGACACTCGACTTGAGTCCCTTATTCTCGCTCTTTAAGGCCTTATTTGCGGTTGTTAGATTAGCATTGTCCTCTACCACCACAACGTGCTTGTGACCGCTTGAGAATACCTGAACGCAAATCAAGGAAATAAACGAAGCTCCGATGATAAGCAGTTTCTTTTTCATTTCTTTCCGAATAGCATCAACACGGTTTCTTTTAAACTCTTTGAGCTTTCAGTGCTTTCCTTTAATGTATTCTGCACATCGCTCTCAAGTTCCTTGACTCTTGCTTTGAGATCATCCTCGCTTTTCATTAAGCGATTCAAGAACATCCAACAAAGATACCCTAAAGCCAGGACTGCGAATCCCAGGATTCCATAATCGGCTAATGTATCAAATATCCCAAATGACATTTACTTTTTCTTTTCGTCCAAATGGCGTTTGATAAACATCCAAGCGACATACCCTAATGCCAATAATACTAATCCTCCGACACCATAATCGGCTAATTGACTAAATACACCAAAATCAGGTGTTGTTGATGTTGTATCCATTATTTTAAAATTAATTGTTTTACTGCATCTGATAATTCACTCACATTTTTTGCAAGGTTCTTAATTTCGAGTTGCGTTTGAACTTGAATTGTTTCAAATTTCAACCTACTTTCCTGCTCTACTAGTTCAATTTTACCTTTCAATTTACCGAGTTCTTCAGTATTCTTGCGAACATCGTTATGGATTATCTTTAAAAAGTATCCGATGATTCCGATTGAAGTTATAAATGCGTATTGTAGAAATTCAGACATTATAAAACTAGTATTTGATTGTTATATCCGTTATCAGTTGGGTATCCACAAGTCCACACTCCATTCATGAAGCAATTTCCAACGCACATATGACACTCAATTTGAGGTCTTAAATCCGTATCGCGATTCTCATGGGATGTGAAGAGTGGAAATTCTGCCTTGTTCTTTACCAGGTAGCGAATCAATCTCATTTCAAAGAATGATGCCTTTTGTGCATAATGCTCCATGCCGAATGCAACATCTGAACGCGATACACTGGATGAGTTATCACCGAATTGAGTTTGAAGTCCTTTGTTCTTGAGTTGATAAGTCAATCCAAAGATTGCATCTTCAGCTGAACGCCACGCCACAACCGGTTGAATGAATAGAACAAGAGCTTCCTCTTCAGGTGTCAATGTTTGGTCATTGTATGCCTCCAAAAGATAGTCATAAAAGACAGTTCCAAGAATAGGCATAACTCGAAGTTGTGCTTGAGTTGCAATGTATGGAGTCACATCAGTCACATCCACATTGGCAGTGATTGGTGTATTCGTTTTGAGGTAAGTTTCAGTGATAAAGTACAACATTATGCTTGAGGTATTTGTGGTTGATTACTTGCGATTACATCTCCACCTTCAATCGGAGGCAACGATGCAAGAGCTCTCACTTCATTCGGTGTCATGGTATCCAATACCTTAGTCGCAACCAATGGACTCATGGCATTCAATGCGTCTTGAGTTTTGGATGCATCACCCTCTACCTCAACGATTGTTTCATTGATGATTTGGAAGTTGTTGATTCTGAAATCTGCGTTGATTTTCGCAATTCGAAGTATCTCATTGAAGATATCAGCAACCTGCTCTCTCAATGGCATCACGACATTCTTCTCAAATATCACATACGCTTGTTTGATATCACTACCTGAGCCAAGGCTTCCAGTGGTGCGAACTCCCATCAGTATCGGATCTATTGTATGAGCAAAACAAATCTGCTCGGTATTCAATCCGGATGCTTCCTGGAATAGTTTATCATTCTGATTGGTTGGGATGCTTTCGATTTTAGGCATCTGCTCCGCACCATTTGAAAAGAATGCGACAGCTTTTCCTGCATTGGCAGCTCCTTTCATCTTGTCCATCGTATTTCTCAACACGTTTTTTTCCTCTTCCGACTGCGGTCTTTTTGGAAACATCATCGCGAATGATGGGAACACACTGTTCTGAATGTTGGATTTTGCGAAGTAACTTAACTCACCGGATAGGTAGGCAAAGTTCAAAGCACTGGTGTATTTTGGAAGCGGATACCACTCCTGGCCTAAACACTCAACCTCATATACAAATAATTGGCATCGGTCGGTGCATGTTGGATGGTGTTTTTTGATATCCATTACATCAATTCTTGAGGCCCAATCATCACAAATAAAATAGTTGTTTGGATTTTGCCCTCTTCGAACTTTATCCGGTGAAACGTTCTCAATTCGAGAGAGCTTCATCTTGTCATCAAAGTACAGTTTAAAGTATACACGATTGTGGACAATCAATTGCTCAGTTGTAATTCGAACTGTTTTTTTCAATCGAGATTTTTTCTCAAATGTGTATAATTCAAGGAGCTCTTGAGGAGTGGTTGTGGTTGTTTGTAATTCAATACCTCCACCAATGACTGCATTGGTTTTATAATCCACGATGGAACCATGGAGAGGTGATGAGTATATCAATTGATTCAATATGGAAGGAAATAAATTCGCATCGCCAAATGGAATCCATCCACTTGTTTGGTGCCTCCCATTAACGTATGGAAGAGATAAATTCCCTGAGCCAATTTTAAGGAATGGTGTTGAAAAGGATTGATATCCTTCTACCACTTCAGGTGATTCCTGCTTTGTTGTTCTAAATCGGTCAAATAATCCCATGTTTAATCGTAGATTGAGTTCGTTATTGCACCACTTACAACCATTCTACCCTCCTCGATGACCACTCCGGTCGTATCCTGGATAGATGTTGGTGGAATTGTTGATTCATACACTGAATATCGGTATTGTCCCTTGACCAAAATCACATCAACCGGCTCATCCAAGAGGAAGAGATTGAATCTTTCCTTCCAAGTGGAGATGTCAGCGGTGGTGAATAGGATGGGAGTGTCGGTTGTATCCATTTCATTCTCAAAAACGAACAAATAATACGGATTTGAGAGGGTGCTCACCTCAGTCAGAGTCAGCACAATTGAATTAACCTCACCTTTATCAATGTAAATCATACTAATATATTAAGAAAACCTTCAAAAATGTTTATAAAAAAAGCCACCCTAATGGATGGCTCTCTCTTTTTCTAGATAATGTTAAGCAATTACATCTAATACTGCACTTTCAAGAATCTCGTATGCAAGGAAATCATTCTCCGCAATCAATGTCACTGAGTATTTCGAACCATCTGCACGAGCTGTTCCTGAACCTTCACCAACTGCACTCAATTGCAAATATGGGAAGTACCAATATTTACCATTCGCATCTTGGATGATTGCGTTCAGGTATTGTTGACCTGCACCAAGCACTTTAATTGCTTGAGATTTCGCTTGGTCACGTCGGTGGAACATCAAGCTGATTGTTGCAGTTACATATGAACTACCATTGACAAGGTCAATTGCTGCATCTTCGGTGTAACTTCCGGTATTTCTGCGGATTTCAAATTCAGTGTATAAATCACCTCCAACGATCAAGTTGATTTCATCGATTGTCCATGTAAGTGGAGCACCTGCAAACGCGATGGTATCGATGTTATCTTGTTGGTTGATATATACCTTGAAAATCCCACCACTGTTATTGTCGCACGACTTAACTATGGATTCTAAATTTTCACAAGCCATTTTTGTTGTTTTAAATATTGAAAAATAGAGGGGAGTATTTCATCCCCTCAGAAATATTAATTATGCAGCAGAGTTGTAGAATACAATCTCAGCACCATTCACATGAGTGAATCCAACTTTCATGTTTGCACGAGTACGGATAACCGGCTCAGCAACTGTATCAGCAAGATTGATAGCACGTAATGCTTTTCCATCTCCTTCAGCATCGAATGCATAGATTAAGTTACCTCTCAATGTAGCAACGATTTTTGATGTTGTTCCCATTCCTGGACACATTACCATCTTGATACCTAAGTAAGAGAAGTCCAATGCTTGAGTCAAGTTGGCTTGAGTATTCGCAGCAGCAACCGCAGCACGGTAAGCAGTAGCAACCGGTGAAGATACATAGATTCTTAACTCTCCTTGGTTAGCGATAACCGCAGCAGGGATTGCAGCGTATACCAATGCCAATTTAGCAAGAACATTTGAAGGAGTGATTGCAACTGGTGAAGCGATATCAATCACTGCTGAATCAGCAAGTAAAGATTTCACATAACCATCACACAATGCAAGTGCAGGAACTAATGATTCCGTGTCACCTAACCAACGTAATTTCTCTACGTTCTCTGCGATTGTTTTCGCCATTTCTCCCCAATAGTAATCCATGAAAGATGCAACAGTGAAATCACCATTAGATCCTTTTGTCATTTGTAATGATACGAATGATTGCTCCAATTGGAATTGACAAATCTCAGCCATTGCAGATAATCCACATACGTCTACTTCTACTGAAGCAAGTTCGTCAGTTGATGCATTCCATCCACAGTTCTCTGCTTGTAAAACTTGACCAAATGTTACGTTGGAAATTTTCGTTTTGAATTTGATTCCAGGTAAAGTACGGTAGTTATCAACCGTTTCCTCTTGTAAATACGCACGAGAATAGAATGCCTCGCTGTTTGCTTGTAATAACGCTGATGCGTCAATGTCCAAGTCGAATCTTAATTTTTTGCTCATTTTGTTTTGTTGTTAATTGTTAGTTATTTGTGTTTAAAAATTTACTTACTGCACTGAATTTTTCTTGCATCGACATTTTAGTTTTGTTGTCGGTTGCTTCAACTTCAACTTCAGTTTCTCCAACCATCATCTCCTCCATTTGGTTGCGAAGGTCAGCGATCAATGCGATGATTGCTTTCTCTCTCTCCTCAAGAATCGGTGTAACGATTGCAAGGATAGCCTCTGAATCCATTGCTGGATCAATTGCCATTTCTTCATTTACTGCATCTTCAACAATTGGAGCTTCTTCCTCAACAACTGTTTCCTCTAATGCAATTTCTTCCATTGCCTCTTCGACAATTGGTGCATCCTTAATCTCAATGATTTCTCCATCTACAACAACGTAGATTTTGCCATCGATTAGGTGCTCCCCATCAGGTAACTTATTCATGTTATATTTATTTAATTGATTACTTAATTTCAATCCCAAGAATCCCTCAATTGAGAATCCGATTTGGTCATTGGCAACCAATTCAGTATAATACTCTTTGTCAGTTATCTGAGCAGTTACCATCAACGTACCTTTTGGAACTTCAATACCAAATGTTGAGAATGCCTTATCTTGTTTTGGATTATCAACAATCCATGTTTCCAAGATATATGCAGGAACTGTCTTTGATGTGTCATGCTCCAGGTTAAATAGGTCACGATTGCGAAGGTCGCTCATGAACTTCTCATGAATCTTTGCGATTGTTTCCTCAGTAAACTGAACATAGTATTCACCTTGTTCGTTATCCTTGCGATATATCTCCATCGGTATCATTGCAGGTGCAGTGATTCGATACTTTAAGTCATCAGCGAATACCATTCGTTGTGCTTGTTCGAAGGCCATTCCTTTCACCTTTATTGCAGGTTGAGAAGTAAATGCAATCTGCTCAATCCCCAAATCTTCTCCATCGGAGTATTCGGGATCAATAGTGATTTTATATATTGGCAAATCTTTGGTCATGTATATATTAAAAAAATTGTAAATTTGTTCATAAATCACACTTATGATAAAAATATTTGAAAGGGAAATTCCCAACAGAATGGATGAATTGACCATTGAACAATTCGAGAAGGTAACTGAAATCACCAACAACCAAGAACTTGATAACATCGATAGGTATATCAAGATTTTTGAATACTTTGGTGTGAAGGAATCCGAATGGGATGAGAATGATGTGGATTTGTCCGAGTTTATTGAGAAGGTGAAGGAATTCAATTCATCAAAATATGAGAAAAAGGATGCAGTTGAGTCGATTGAATTGGATGGATATACCTACCAAGGACAATTGAAGCTCTCAGTGAAGGATACCAAGATGATTGAGAAGTTGATTAGTCGCAAATCCAACAATTGGATAAGTGATTTGTTGGCATTGATGTTCAAACGAAGTGACCTTTCACCTACTGAGCACTACGCTGAAGCACATTTGAAGCATAAATCAAAGCTATTCAAACAACTGAAAGCTGAAATCGCAGTTCCTTACCTGGTATTTGTCACTGAAAAAATCGCATCTCATGCTCAATCTCAACCTTCCGAAGCAGTGGAGCCAAGTAACGATTGAACAGTTCATTGAGATAAGGTCGTTGAATATTGAGGATGGAACATTGCAGTACAATACTGATTTGTTATCCATCCTCTCCGACCTTCCCATTGAGGACTTTGATGATATGGAATTCGATGAGCTTCAGGACATCACCAAGCAACTTGCATGGATGACATCAGAACCATCCAAAAGATATCAACATCAACTCGGTGAATTGAAGCTCAAGCCATTCGTTGACATCACTCTCGGTGAGTTTATCACACTGGAGGCATTCGTCACTGATGACTATATCAAGAACCTCCGCAACATATGTGCGATTCTTTACCGAAAGACATCAACTGATGAATGGGGGAATGTTATCACCGAGCCATATAAATTCAAATCGAGTGATCGTGTTCACCTATTCGATGAGCATCCCATCACCTCAGTATTCGGATTAATACCTGAGTATCTTCAGTTTCGCCAAAACTTCCTTGATAGCCATTCCAATCTGATGAGTGAATCATTCGAGGATGAGGAAGAATCAACCGATTTGGAAGAACGCAAAGAGCAGGAAGAGGAAAAGAAATCATCCAAGTGGGGATGGGAACAATTGATATGGACCATGTGTAATGGTGACCTCTCAAAGTTCGATGCAATAACCGATACCAAATTGGTATTGATATTCAACTTCCTTGCAATGAGAAAAGAGTTGGAAATTTAGTAGTCAAGTGCATCCCAAAACTCTCCAAATAGAGGTTGGAAATCATAAATGACTTTGACTTTTTTACGAAGCAATCCACCAAGTTCCAAGATTGGGAACGTCTGAGCTAATTTGCTCACATACTGCCCATACATTTCTGATATCAATCCTTGTTGCTCAAGCTGAGTGTTGAACTTTCGAACCAAATCAAATGGAGCAATACTGATTGTACCGTTGTTAAGGAATCCGAAGTAATAAGCCGCAACGATTTGAATACGAAGATTACCTTCCGTAGTTACTTTGGCATTGATACGCACTGAATCATACAATGTACCCGTTTCAATCAATGCCTCCTGCTTGATTACGTTCTTAAGTACATTGGCAACCTTTCTCCTTGTTGGATAAAGTATGTTGAATTCACCGGTATTTTTATAAGCCATACTTATATATTAAGATTAATTCGGAATTTGTTCAGGAATTTGGCAATCTGTCCATGAAGGTAGTACAAATGTAATGCTCATCAACCATCCTGCTGCGTAATCCAAGAGGTCATTGTTCAATGGTGTGAATGTTGGAAATCCTTCCACATCGAAATCAGTATCGGTCAATGAGAATGTATAATTCAAGTAAAGGTCATTGAGAATCTGCTGAGTATCTGAGAGGATTGTGGTGATATTTGCACGGTCTTTTTGGATGATATCAAAGCAATATATCTCCAGGTTAAATAAGTTCACGTTATCACTTGCAATTACATCCACTGGAACGATATACACCAATGGATACTTCTCATCCTTTGTGGCGAAGTTGAATAACTGCTCCTTGAAATCAGTACCTACCTTTTTAACCTGGAGATGTGCATTGTAAAATGCAATGATTTCATCTGTTAATGCTTGATAACTTATCATAATTGTGCTGATTTTTGGATTTTCAATATGTTGTTTTGAGTTTGAGTTATTTCCGTTTCGGAAACAACTGCCGTAACTGTGATATTGGTGTTGGTATCTTGACCTCCGCCTTGGTTATTTTGAGCATTGCCTTGACCGAATAAGTTACCAGGTACAAATGAAGGTACTGATGATTGAGGAGTTGGTGCTGCCGGTGATGGTGGTGCCGGTGCGCTTCCGCCTCCGCCTCCTACACTTCCTCCCCCACCATTCATATACTTACCAATGGATGTTGCCACGATTGTACCGATGGATGTTGCTGCACGAATCTTCGCAGCTGCAATATATGGTGCGGATACTGCGGGACCCGCGGGACCAAATAGTAATGCATTCGACGCTGATATACCTGCAATTTCTTTTTGAGTGCTTACAACAATTTGACCAATAGCCATTGCTTTGTCAATCATAAATAAAGCATTCGCTACTCTTTTATTTTGTCCGGCAAGTGATCCAATTGCATCGAGTGTTCCTTTGACCGCTCCAAGTTTGGCAGCAGCAAGGTCCTCATCTGCTTTTTGAATTGCATCATTGTACTCTTTTGTTTGTGTGAATGAGGCCATATTTGCCTCACCTTGCAATTGAAGTTTTTGATTGTTTGATGATACTATTCGAGTGACCGCTTTTGCTGCACTTTCAATCTGAACCGTTTCCTCATTTGCTCCATCTGCCTTGCGAATATTATTCACCTCAAGATTCTTTGCAGTTTCAAGTGCGGTCACATCCTGCTTGTATTTCTTCGCCTCAGCAATTAGCTTATCATATTTTGCGATGGTATCATCAATCTCTTTTTGAGTTTGAGTTTTAGTTGAGTCAACCACTAGCTTGTTGGCAGTGGCAATCTCCGCTTGGATAGCTTTCACCCCATCTTTGTAGGCCTTCGCTTTTGCCTCAGCATCTGCCTTCGCTTTTTCTTTCGCAGCATCTGCCTTTGCTTTTTCCTCTGCATCATCAGCGATTGCAATCAACGTACGGTCTTTTCTTCCTGCCTTGATGATGTCATTCTCTGCGGTGATTTGTTCGCGGAGCTTCTTGCGTTTCTCTGCGTTATCAGCATTGGCAACCTTATTCAATGCAGCATATTCCTCTTGAGCTTTTTGTCTGCGATATATCGCCTCTTTTTCAAGTGCTTTGGATTTGTCCAATTCAAGTTGAGTGGTATCTTTTCCTGCTGCCTTAGCTCTTGCAATCTCGATGTCGTAATTGTCACCAATAGTTGCAACGCGTTTCTTGGATGACTCGATTGCTTTCTCATTTGCTTTACCAATCTTCTCTGCATTCTCCTCCGCAGCATATGATGTCAATCCAATCCAATCAGTCAACTCCTTAAATCCTTCAATGAGGATATTGATGGGAGCCATGAGTGCAGCAAGTACATCATCCAGGACTCCAATCTTTTTCAAGAATAAAACAATTGCTCCAATGATTGCAGTGATAACCGCAGCCAATAGGAAGATTGGATTGGCTAATATCTGAGCACCGAGCTTCACGAATGTGGCACCGAGTGTTGACACTGTTTTACCAATGCCTTTGATTGCAGTTGTTATCTCAGCTTTGCCAATTGATCCCATTACTTTTTGGAAGGTCTGAGCCTTTTGTGCTGCCTCCTCAAAATCCAATGACATGATTGAATCCTTGATGCCTCCAAATGAATTGGATATCTGCTCAAATTTAGAGCCTGAAGCGAATACATTCACCGCATCATTGGCATCCTTAATCCTATCCGATACCTCTCCTGCTTGTTGTGCGAGTGCAGCCATCTGAGTTGGATCAGTGGCATTGGCAATCTCTGCCTTTAATTGTCTTAATTGAGTTTTAAGGGAGGATACCCCATTCAACGTCAAATCAATTGCTACTTCATTACTCATATGTTCGGATTTCTAAGGGTGAATTCTTTAATCTACTATCTGCGTGTGCGTGTGTTTGTGTTCGACAAGTAATAACCACCACATTACCATCAGTGTTGATGTATGCGGATGCAAGGTAATCGTGTTCAGTATTTCCAATAGTTACAAAGGTAGTCAATGTATTTAATGGAATCAATGGTGTTCCAAGATACTCACCAACTGCGGTGCGAGTCCAGGTGATTTGTCCAATCGTGTTGGAAAATTCAATCACTGTTGGAGCTGATGTACTTAGCTGATTGAGCAATGCAACATATCCTCTTGTTTGGAACGTGATTCCGTTGATTTGCGGAGTTATTATTCCATCCTCGCTCAATACCTTACCATCACCAATAACAATCCCTTTAAGGCCCGTTGCAATAATGTTGCCGGTACCCTTCACAATGACATCGTCACCGCTCAGATTCCCATTGGACTGAAGTGATTTTGTCACAATCGTTGATTCAACTGCATCAACCGATGTGATTGGCGAGGTTGGTGTACCTGGCTTAGTTTGAAATGGTGCCAATTCGATATCCGAATCAACTGATATTAATTCAACTTTTGTCGGTGCGGATGTGTTCGCATCGTAATCAACAACCTGATTGATGTTCCACCATGAATTGTCGATGCGGATTTTGTCATTCAATAGCAATGTTTGGATGTCATTCTCCTTCAAATCGAAATATGCGGTGAGCATTTTACCGACATTGATTTGGTTGACTGTTCTTCTCCAATATGTATTGTAGAGGTTGTTTGATGTTAATGACTCAGGTGAATAATAATAGTAATCACAAGTACCAAAGTTGATGTCAAAGGTTGGATTGACTGCATCATTGAAATGGCCAATCATTGGATAAGTCGTGTTGTTGAATACTCCCGTTGTGCCATACTCAACCAATCCCCATGAGCCACAAGTTTGAACACCTCCATCGTAAAGGATACGGATGTTTGTCTTGGGAGCTTCACCATCTAGGATTGGAACATATGCGTTGATGCTGTTCAATATCACCGGAGTTGGTGAGAATATCAGCTCCTTGGTATCGGTATCCTTCACATATTCATTATCAAAGGTATACTCAATTTGACCATATATCTCATCAGTCATCTGAGTGTATACCGTATTGGCTGAATCGGTATCGGCCTTGTATGTGAGTTTTAATTTCTTGTTAGTTACATCCGGAAGGAAGAGGAGATTCTGCTCTTTATCCTTCATCAATTTGTAGGTCCAATCCTTTTCAGCTCCATTGTCATAAAACTCATCACGATGGCGAAGAGTTAACTTGTTAGGTTGGTCAGTGTCCACCTCAGCATAAAGGTTGTACATCTGAAAGATTGACTTGATGAAATCCGATTGCTTGATTTTCAATGGCACATATTCATTGATGGCTAATGTACCACCAATCACCTGCAAATTAGCGGTTGGAAGGATTCGGATTCGAAGTGAGTTGATGGTTAATACCACGTTCACCGGTTGCACTGTACCTGCCCCGAAGAATGCTCCGTATGTTTGGTATATTCCAACCTCAAGCTGAACCAAATCTCCAGTATTAAGCTCTCCACTATTGGCTAAATTCTGAGCCACAAACATTCCTCCAGTGCGTACTCCTGAATCCAATGTTAATCCACTTGGTGAAATAGTCGTGTTGACTGATACCGTTGATGATGGTGCCACGTTAACCAACTGAGATTCATATGAACCAATCGAAGCTCTCATCCTTGGTCGTGTAATGAATGGTCCATTTGAATTAACTACATCCATCCCTGAGGTATTATCCAGGAATAGTGAGTAATCCATCTCATACATCATTGTATATCCTTGACCTGAATTTAGTGAGGTATCAAATGGAACAGTGAAAACTCCGGTTGTTGGATTGAATGATGCTTGGATGTCGGTTATCTCAGTCCATCCCGTAGCATTGTCAAAGTTGCCATATGACTGAACTGATGAAGTCACATCGAATGGAGTGGTAATTTCTGCCTCAACCAAATAATCCTTGGTATCGAATGTATTGGCATCCCCATTGTATGGGATAAGTAATTTGTCGAAATGGGAGGAACTCAATCCCGTCCATTCGTATGAGAATCCTGCATTGGAGAATATGCGGTCAAAGTATTGTTTGGCATATATCGCAGGTTTAAATTGTCGCACCTGATACTGATTGCTCCCCGTTGATGAATACGGGAACACATATTTGAATCCATCAGTGATGGTATTATCAAACGATGCAATGATGTCCGCAGCTGAGAACGTATGATTCAAATCACTGAAGTCCAAATCGGTCAATTCCTTGTTGGTGATCGCGGTGTAAAACTCACATTGAGTATCTTTCACCAATACATCGTACTCAACCATCTGCTCATAGGCATCGGTCATCTGAGATTTGCGAACA